GAATCCCTTTGACTTTTGGGATGGTGCTAACTTCAAACTTAAGATTCGTCAGGTAGAAGGTTACAGAAACTATGACAAGTCTGAGTTTGCGGCTCCAAGCGCTGTATCAGATGATGATGCTGCTATTGAAGCTATTTGGACACAACAGCATTCACTTGCTAAAATTGTAGACCCTAGCAACTTCAAGTCTTATGACGAACTCAAAAAGAAGTTGGACTTTGTATTGGGTAACAGTGCCAAGGTAGGCACAGCAGAAAGTATTTCTAGTCAGACCGGAGATGCTGCTGATGACAACTACATGGAAAAGGTAACACAGATGTCAAAGGCTGAGACTACTGTTTCAGAGGATGACGAAGATGATACACTGTCTTACTTTGCTAAACTTGCTAATGATGACTAAAATCCATTACCTGCATACCTACTATCCTGAAAACGAGATAAACTACTACCAGTAGATCTAGCAGTTTTAGGATTGAGTAGTATAGGTTTAGATGTAGGATTAGTGTTGTTATTAGTAATATTGTTAATCACCGGAGCCGCAGTTGCTGATGAAGGAACTGCGGCTTCTGTCATATTAGAAACAGCATCAGCTGTAGGAAGTGGAGTACGTTCTACTAATTCGGCAGTGTTATAACCCAAAGCTTTGCTAGGGTCACTCACCCCAAGACCATCATTCATCATAGCAGCTACTTCAGGACCATACATTCCTACAAGTGGATCTTCAGAAGTAGTTCCTTCAGGAACCACTACTTTATTAAGTTCATCTTGCAATTCAGCATCTAGATTTTCAAAATTGGGTTTGATTCTCTTTTCAATATAAGCCTGGGCTTCATCTAATTTGTTATCTTTTACAAGTTCCTGTATAGCCATGTAGTGAGCTTTAGGAACTTTATATCTTTCTATCTTAAGATTTCCGTTTTCGTCCTCACCTTCTACGTTAATTTCATAGTCATCTGCTTTGAAGAAACTACCCGATGCTGTTCTTTTTCCTAATATACTGTCCCTAGTTTTAGTTACGCCTTCCTCGTCTACATAATTTTCTTCTATACCCGAGGAAACAAATGTACCAAGGTGCCCGCCTTTATCTGAAAGCATTGATGCTGCATTTGCTGCTAATCGAGATCCGAAATCTGTTTGTTCATTTATGAATGGTAGATCTATAATACGATTACTAACTATATTATGATCCATTGTCTTATTTGAAGTGGAAGATGTACTACCATCACTACTGGTGATTTGTGTATCTCTGTCGTCTATTTCCGTAGTTGCAGATACTTGTGTTAACCCTGAGCCGCCAGCTGCTTCTTGTGCTTTATATAATTCCTGTTTTCTAGCATTAATCTCAGCCATCTTACTGTTATATTCATCCTGAGAAATTGTGCCAGTTCTCAGAGCTTCCGAAGCGTCATATTGCTGATTAAATAATACATCCTGCTGTTGGTTTAATTCTATCTCTCCTCTCATGTCTCTAGAAGAATCAATACCTCTTGCAAATTTCTCTTTTTCCCACCAATTAGAGAGTCTTTCTTTACCACTGGAAATCTTTTCACCGATAGAGGCTGCTGTGCCTAGTCCGGGTATTGAGGATGCTATTCTTCCAAACAATCCAGGACCTGAATCTACCTTTCCTTCGAATTCAGCTATTCTTCTCTCTGCTGCTTCACTTCTAGTTTCTTTTTTATCGCCAAAGAATTTATTGTACAACATTTTACCGCCAGCTAAAGCACCGCCGGCTGCTAGACCCAATGTACCAAACTTAGCTACTTTACCTAACTTGCCACTAAATAATCCTTTCTTAGGAGCGCCGGGTGCATCAGGTGTTACAGGCCTACTAGCATCAGGAACGTCAGGACCACTAAACACTCCCATGTCTCTAGCTGCGAGTCCTGCGTCAATAGCAACTGAGGCTGCTGTGCCTAGTCCGGGTATTGTAGAAGCAGCACCGGATGCTACTTCACCTAAGGCTCCTTTCCAGTCTCCGCTCATAAGTCTTTGAGCACCGAATCCAAGACCTGCTACAAGACCCACACCTGGGATTTTCTTCAGTAATGATTTACCTAACCCCTTACCAGCTGTTTTAACCAGTCCTTTCTTACCCGCAGTTTCTGCTACTTCTCTGGTTGCGGTTCTAGCTGCACTTCTAGCTGTAGTTTCTCCGGCAGCTTCTACTGCTTCAGCGGTGCCTTTAGTAAACAAACCCTTAGCAGAATCTATAACAGAGCTTCCTATACTAGCCACTTTATTAGCACCGGCTTTTGCTAAATCTACACCTGAACTCAGTATACTAGGACCGGCGGCTAGAGCAGCTGTACCTAAAGCAAGTCCCCTAGCACCCAATCCTCTTGCTGCAGAAAGTCCTCTTCCGGCAAAATTTCTAACTCCTTGAAACATTCTGCCCATTCTACCGGGTCTTCCACTTCTACCGGGTCTTCCACTTCTACCTGGTCTTCCGCGTCTTCCACGTGTTCCGATGTCAAGCATATCCATCATGCCACCGCCGCCATCACCGCTCCCGGCCATGGCACCGCCTTCAACTAATTCATTTAGTTTTTTTAATTCGCCGTGTATATCTTCTAATACTTCAAATTGTTTTTGTGCTGTAGATTCTGTGTCTAGTCCTGAGTTTGATGAGGCTTTCTCGGCTGCTTTGTCTTTAGACTTTTCTGCTGACTTTTCACCGATGCTTTTAGTTTTTTCTTTCTTTTCTTTTGACAACTCAGTACCGGCTACTGTGTCTATCGCCTGCTCTAATCCTTTAACAACATCTAAACTTTGATTAGATATTTGTGCGTCCGCTACTCTGAGCTTAGCATTTCTTTTTTTAGTTTCAGCAGTAGAACCAAGTCCTAAGAAACCCGTGTCACCAAACCCATAGCCTGTTTTGAATTTTTTTAGAGCGTTACCAGTAAAGTTTCCAAGTTTGTTTCCTTCGCCACTAAACATACCTTCATTATTTTTGAAGTCGCTCTTTAGATTTTTGAAGTCGCTCTTTAGTTTGAATATGCCTGAATCCTTAAATGCGGCATCTTCAATACCTAGGCTTTTATAAAGATCGCTGTTTGAATTTTCGAGTTTGATAGCCTCATCTCTAAAGGTTCTGCCGGCAGCACCTTGAGCAGCCGGACCTGTTTTCTTACCGATTGCCTTGGCTGCTTGCATGACGGTTGTGAATTGTTCTTTATCTTTTTCGGTAGCAGACTGAAATGCCTGACTAACAGCTACAGTATTCTCACCTAGCTTTTTGGCAATATCTTTGAGGGAATCGTTGATTCCTTTTTGTTGAGGATCTAAAGCCGCCTTGATATTCTTAACAAGCGTGGCCGCTTGTTTTTTGTCGTATTGACCTTTTTCGTTTCTCACATTAAATGCGTTGAAACCTTCATCAAGTACGTTTTGTCCCTCTATTCTTGCTACCATTAGCGTCTCTCTCGTGCTTTTTCAGCCTTCTTTTTTAAATGAGTTACTAGCATTCCGATATACACTTCTCTTTCCCAAGGCATCATGTTTTCTAACTCTGTCAAACTATAGTGATGTTCTTGCATCAATAAGAAATTCGTTTTGTAATAATTTTCAATCGAATCCTGAGAAAGAGTTACCCGAAAAAATGTTCGTACCCGTTAATTAAAATAAAGTTTTCTTTTTCACACTTCTTACAAGTGTAAGTTATTTCGTGTCCTAGAAATGGCATATCAGCAAAAAATTCTTCTGCTTCTTTTATTACGTGTATAGGCAGATTCTCAATAAATTCTTCCAGTGATTCTGCTGTTTCATCTCTAGGATTAATTGTTTCATCACCATTAATAATAGATGTCATACAAGTTTTAATTACTTCTTCATCACTCATGTTAGGCAACTGGCCTTGAAGTGAACAACTAGGATACTTCAAAGTAAAGCTAAGATTCTCATTCAATCTTATTTCTTTAGTATCTGAAGAGGTATCGCCCATTACTGCAAACTCTCCAACATCCATTTCGTATGATACTTTTTCTTTACATCCACCGCAAGTCAGTGTAAAGTTTTGTATGCCACCAATAGATCTTTTTCTCAATTCCAAAAACAACCATTGTAACTGATACATTGCTAAGTCTTTAGCATCCAATGCTCCCATTGCACAATTATTTACAACTTGTACACAAGCACTCACCATATCTTCAATTTCACCTGAATCTGATGCCAGTGTCAGTAATTTATCTTCCTTTACTAGAAAGGGTCTAAATGTTAAACTATCTTGTCTACCAGGAATCTTCAACTCAAAGGTAGGGGTTTCAATTGTAGGTAAAGCCATTATGTTCTCCTAATATTAAAAATCATGTGTCCAATACTTACAGGCAAACGAAGCGGACATTCTCATAAGTCCGACGTTGTTCCAGGATACTGGTGTTAAACTAATTAATTTCGGTACTGCTTCATGTAAACTCCATTGAGCAATAACATTATCCTGCATATCTAAAGAACGTACTTCTATTTTTCCTACAGTATCCTCATAGTATGCTATTTCTTTTGACGTAGGACTTACTGAATATTCAATCCATCTTTCTATATAAGACCTACCAAACCAATCTTGGTCTACTAAAAAACTAAATGTGGCATCCTGTGCTAAAAATTCTAGATTTTGATTTCTAAATTCTGTCCAAGCACCCACTTTAACAGGCATGTTAGTAGCAGAGTATCCCGGTAGTTGTGCTTCTTCACAGTTCAATGTCAACAGAGCAGGTCCGGGTTTAGCTAAATTTCTGCCTGCAGGGTCAATAGGACCCAATGTCCCAGCAAATACTTTAGGTGCAAAAATAGAAACTTCAAATCTTTCCGTTCTTGGAGTGTGAGTAGATCTTAACCTAGTTATAAAATTTTCTAGTGTTCTCGATGCTTTGTCTGCCATTATTGCATTGCCCTATTACTATCTGTGTATACAGTTCTATCACTAGCACCCACAAATCTTTGAGTTGGTAGAAATATAGATGCTTTCCAGTGTTGGGGGTCTATTTCTATAAACCGTGAATTTACGTTAGCTGTAATATATCTTTTTATT